AGGTATTGGTCCTAAGAAAGCAGCAAAGATATTAGCTGGTGTACCATTAGCAAGACAATGGAATAAGATTAAAGCTACTTGGAAAGAGCATGAACAAACTATGAAACAGTTAGATCTTAGTCATAAGCTACTAAGAATGCTAACGACATGGACGGAATATGAAGATATTAAAGCACACATTCAAGGTGAAACCTCTGTCAGCAAATCAGATGACGTACAGGAACAAAGCGATAAAGCAGATCAAGTACGTAGAGTATCAGAATGAATTGAGAGATGAACTTCAAGGGGTTGAATGGCCCTTTGAAGATTCAGATTTCCTGGAGTTTGAGATTATTGCTGGTGTATCTAATAGAATGGCGGACCTAGATAATGTAGTGAAGCCACTGTTAGATACATACCAAGGTATCTTTGAAAAGTTTAATGACAATAAAGTTTATCACATAACATTAGATAAACACATAACAAATAAAGGTAAAGAATATCTCTATGTGAAAGTAGAAAAGTGGATAGACGCTTTACCTTTAACAATAGTAAATGACAAAGAGTTATTGGAAAGGACAATTAATTATGAGTTACAAGCAGACAGCCTGCCCAAAGTGTGATTCATCAGATGCGTTTACAATTTATGAAGACGGCGCATACTGTTTTTCATGTCAATATTCAACTAAGAAAGTAAATAATATGAATGACTTAGAACCTGTTGCTAAACCTAATAGCAGCACAACACTCGATGAAATCCATGAGTTAAATAGTTTTGCAATTACTTCTCGTGGTATAAGTAAACAAGTAGTAGATCACTTCGGAATTAAGATGGCAGTAAATCCTGACGGTTCCGGTGGTTCACACTTCTATCCGTATACAAATAAGTATGATGGTAAAGTGATTGCATTTAAAGAACGTAAGTTACCTAAAAGTTTTCTAGCACACGGTAACTTTACTAATATAGAATTGTTCGGTCAAGCAGTAAGTAACGGTGGTAAGACACTTGTAATAACTGAAGGCGAGCTAGATGCATGTGCAGTGGCACAAAGTTTCCTAGATAAATACAATAGAATATTTCCTGTAGTATCTATACCAAGTGCATCAGGTTGTAAGGTTGTACTTGAGCAGAGAGAATGGATTAGAAAGTTTGAATCCGTAATATTATTCTTTGATAAAGATGAAGCTGGTCAAGCAGCAGTACAGAAAGTTGCTAAGATAATTGGTGCTGGTAAAGTTAAAGTAGCTAAGCTATTAGAGAAAGATCCGTGTGAACAACTACTAAAGCATGGCTCTAAGAGTTTACTACAAAGCTACTGGGATGCAGAAACCTGGTCACCTGCTGGTTTAATAGTAGGTGAATCTATCTGGGAACAGTTTAAAGAAAGACAAAGAACCAAGTCAAGACCTTATCCTAAATGTTTAACAGGATTAAACGATAAACTTAAAGGTATTAGACAAGGTGAAATTACTTTGTTCACTAGTGGCACTGGCTCTGGTAAATCTACTATAGTTAAAGAGATTGTATTAGATTTATTAGAAGATAAACCAGATGATGATGGTGTGATCGAAGAAAATAAAGTAGGTTTAATATCACTTGAAGAAAGTGTAGGTGATACAGCTGAAAAGTTTATTGAGATGTCTTTAAATCAAAGACTAGATCATGCTGATAATAAGTTAACTGATTTAGATTTACGCCAAGGATTTGAGAAAGTATTTGGTGATGAACGATTAGTATTACTTGATCATCAAGGTTCTGTTGGTGACACTTCATTAACAGATAAGATAGAGTATATGTGTTTGATGGGTTGTAAATACCTGGTGTTAGACCATATAACTATAGCAGTATCAGAAGGATCTGAAGGTCTGTCTGGTAACGAAGCAATCGATAAAGTAATGAGTGACTTACTTAAGATTGTTAAGAAACATAATGTATGGTTATGTTTAATCTCACACTTAAGAAAAGCCCCAGGTGGTGGTGCTTCTTTTGAAGAAGGTAAGCTAGCATCTATTGATGATATTAAAGGTAGTGGTTCTATCAAACAAATATCATTTGATATAGTAGCATTCGCTAGAAACCTAGTAGCTGATAACGAAACTGAACGTAACACTATTAAGTTTAGAGTATTAAAATCTAGATTTACAGGTCTTACAGGTTCAGCAGGTGCAGCAATATATAATGCTAAGACGGGGAGACTAACTTCAACTGATATTTTCGCGGAGATCTAATGGATAAACAAGGAAGGTACGATGAGTTATATCTTGATATAGCTACACGAATCAGTAAGATGTCTCACGATACTGATCACCAAGTAGGTTCGGTAATCGTTAAAGATAATAACATACTTGCGTTTGGATTCAATGGTATGCCAGCTGGTATGGATAATGAATGCAAGCATGCTAATGGTGGTACGCTACCTGAAGTTATACATGCTGAAGCAAATGCAATATGTAAGTTAGCTAAAAGTACAGGGAGTTCAGAGGGTGCTACATTATATAGCACTCTCTCACCCTGTGTGGAATGCGCTAAACTCATAATGCAAAGTGGTATAAGCCGAGTTCTTTTTAGAGAAACTTATAAGGATGAAGCAGGTATAATACTGTTATTAAATAATAATAAGGAAGTGAAAGGAGTAAAATGGAGGAGCAACTTGAGTACTTAAAGTATAAGATAACTAAATCTAAAGCTCACATAGCTTGTAGTCTTTTAAAGGAAACATCTTTAGAAAATTTAAAAGCATACTTAGTATTCTCAATGGATACTATACAACAACACTTCGCTCGTAATAGTATGAGAGGAAACAAATCATACCAAGGTGAAGCTAACCTTACACATTTAAGTGTAGCAGTTGGCACTCATATCTTAACAGAAATAAAGTATTCTAATAAGGATGATGCACCTTGGGATTGGTTTAGACTTAGAGTTATGATGGGAGATTTATTCTTAGAACCTTTCTATCAGACACACCAGATTAATATAGGTAAGACTAGGGATAATACTTTTATTCCTGTAGAATCTTTAGACCGTAGTCTTAAGAGAAGTCGTGCACATTACATAGTGATACCTGAGAAGTGGGATCTACTTGTACCAGAAGGAAGTGAGGATCTATTAAAAGGAACTGTATTTGAAAAGCCAGAACCTATTAGTTCTTTAATGCAACCTACTGAAAGACCTGTAATAAAAGGATGGACACATGATAGAAGCAAAGAGTTTAAACCTTACCTAGCTAATAGCTTTATTAAAAGCATGAATGTGTTGCAACAAACTGAATGGAAAATTAATAATAAAGTTCGAAACATTTTAATTCGTAATCGAAATAAAATCTTAGATCAGTATAAAGATTTTCCTAAGAAATATAAATCAAAGATAATAGAATTTGATTTAACTATAGCACGATCAAAACTAATAGGTGACAAACCATTTTATCAATACACTGAAGCAGACTATAGGGGTAGAGTATATTATACTACACCATTCCTAAACTTTCAGGGTAATGATTTAGCAAGAGGTCAAATGCTTTTTGCTAAAGGTAAACCAATGACAGACGCAGGATTAAGAAGACTTAAGATTCATATAGCTTGTTGCTATAATGAAACTTATAGTAAAGATAATCTTCCTGAGTGGTTAACAACTGACTATCTTCCTTACTTAAAGGATGAAGAGTTAGATGATATATCTGTAGATAAGATGACGTTAGAAGATCGTGAAGCATGGACTGATAATAATATTGCAAAGCTATTAGAGATAGCTGACAAAGAAATTATAAGTTCTGTTGCAGAGAAACCTATTAGCTTGCTAGCTAGTGTATTAGAAATTAAAGATGCACTCGAGCAAGAAGAATATATTACTTATCTTCCGATACCAATTGACGGTTCTAATAATGGATGGCAACATCTATGTGCTATGTCTAAAGACAAAGAAGCAGGAGAGTTAGTTGGGATTGTACCACAGGATATACAAAAAGATTTTTATGTACAGTGTGCTAAAGATTTAATCAAGAGAGTTCCTGATTGGTTTGAAGAAAGACAGATGCCGATGAAACATATACGTAAAGGTATAGCTAAACGCGGTTCCATGACTCGTGCGTACAGCGCAGGGGCACAGAAGATCGCAGAGAATATGTATCTTGACTGTCATGTAGAAGGGTACCTAGATAAGTATAATATAACCGAAGAGGACTGTGAATTACTTGCTAAGCATTTAATCAAAGCAATAGATAAAGTTTGTGCAGGTCCATTGCAAACTATGAAATTCCTACAGAAGATTGCTGAAGCAGAGATTGCTTCTGAATATTCTAAGAATATAAAACAGAAATCTATAAGATGGACTACACCTTCTGGGTTCCCAGTTATTTATGAAGCATTCGTTGAGAATGAATTCAAAGAGAAAGCTATCATCAGCTGCAGTAAAAGAAAGGTTAAACCTATTCTAACTAAAGAGGATGGTAGTAAAGAAGAAACAGATACAATAAGAATACAACACGTCGGTAAAGAACCAACAGACAAACCAAAGATAAGATCTTTTATGTCTGGGATCTCTCCTAACTTTGTACACTCTATGGATGCCTCACATATGGCAAGAGTAATTGCTAAGTGGGATGGAGATTTTGGTGCAGTACACGATTCATTTAGTGTACATGCCTGTGATGTAGATGAACTATTAGATCTTATTAAAGAAGAGTTTATA